GATGAGGAAACTAAGCAATAATGCTAAATCCTAAATTTAATATATTTCCTAACGATACAAGGTATTATTTATTAACCGGCGGTAGAGGTTCAGGCAAATCATTTGCAGTTGCTTTAAACACTTTAATTTTATCATTAGATAATAAATGCCAACATAAGATACTATTTACAAGGTACACTCTTAAATCAGCTTCTATTTCTATTATACCAGAATTTAAAGAAAAGATTGAGTTAATGGGTTGGGAAAGTTTTTTCCATATCACCAGCAACGAAATTACTAATCTATTAACTGGAAGTAAGATTTTATTTAGGGGTATAAGAACAAGCTCAGGAGATCAAACAGCAAACCTTAAATCACTACAAGGTATAACAACTTGGATAATAGATGAAGCTGAAGAAATGGTTGATGAGGATATATTTGACAAGATAGATTTTTCAGTTAGACAAAAGGGAGCAAAGAATAGGGTTGTAATGGTTATGAACCCCTCAACAAAAGAGCATTGGATTTACCAAAGGTTTTATGAAGGTGCTGGAGTGCAAGCTGGTTACTCTGGAATAAAAGGAGAAACAACTTATTGTCATTCTACATACTTAGATAATATAGAACATCTTTCACAAAGTTATTTAAATAGAATTAAAGAAATGAAAGAACGCAGGCCTCAAAGATATAAACACACTATTGAGGGTGCTTGGTTAGAAAAAGCTGAAGGAGTTATATTTAGCAACTGGAGTTTAGGCGAATTTAAAGAAGTAGGTAAAGTTGTATTTGGACAAGATTATGGGTTTAGTAATGACCCTTCAACATTGGTTAAGACAAGTATAGACAAAGAAAAAAAGATTATATATGTTAAATTGTGTTTCTATCAAACTAAGTTAACTACAAGCGATATATCAACACTTAATAAAAAGTTTGCAGAAGATAATTTAATTGTAGGTGATTCAGCAGAACCTAGATTAATCAATGAATTAAGCAGAGATTGTTCAGTAGTTCCAGCCATTAAAGGTCAGGGCAGCGTTACTTATGGGATTAGCTTGTTACAAGACTATGATTTAATTATTCACCCAGATAGTACAGATTTAATAAAGGAACTTAACAATTATGTTTGGTTAGAAAAGAAAAGCCAGACTCCATCTGATAATTGGAATCACGCTATTGATGCGTTGAGGTATGCAGTAAGTTATCAATTACAGAACCCGAATTTAGGGGAGTATCATTTATATTAAATAAAAAAGGGCTGAAGATATGAAAACATAAACAACAACCCTTCAAGTACTGAACACTTCAAAGATACAAAAAAATATTAGTTTTAAAAATTTTATTACATTCGTATATAACGATTCACTAATTAAAACGTTTATAAATAAATGAAACTAACTATTAACATACCAGAAACACTTAATGAAGTTACTTTAAAGCAATACCAAAAGTGGTTAAAGATTGCTGATGGTAAAGAACTGGATTCATTCTTACAACAAAAGATGGTAGAGATATTTTGTAATATACCACTAAAGCAAGTATTACAAATTAAAGCATCTGATATAAACAACATCTGCGAAGAACTTACAAAACTATTTAATAACGAACCTAAGTTTATAGATAGGTTTACAATAAATGATAAAGAATTTGGTTTTATACCTAAGCTGGATGATATTTCTTTTGGTGAATACGTTGATCTTGATACATACCTTGCAGACTGGGAGCTTATGAATAAAGCAATTGGCGTTTTATATAGACCAATAACCTACAAGAAGAAGAAACAGTATTTAATAGAAGATTATGAAAGTGCTGAAAAGTACGATATGACAGAAGTTACTTTAGATGTTGTATTTGGTTCGCTTGTTTTTTTTTACAGTTTAAAGAACGAATTACAGAAAACTATCCTGAATTATTTAGCAACTCAGAAGGAGATAGAGCTGCCTCAGCATCTGCAGGATTCTCTGCTAAATGGGGCTGGTATCAATCTATCTACGGACTTACTAATGGAGACATTCTCAAATACAATGAAATTACCAAATCAAAACTCCACACTTGTTTAATGCACTTAGCATTTGAAAAAGATAAATATGAATTAGAACAACAAATATTAAAAAGAAGCCAACGATGACAAAGGATGATATATTAGAAGAATTAACAGAACGAGATTTATTAATTGAGAATGAACACATTATTTTAGTTGATGGTTTTGAAGAAGCATTTTTAGGTATTACAGCTAACAATCCAGTACAAGCAATATATGATTATTGGATATGTTTAGATTTATTAATACAGCGTGATAATATGGATTTTGATAATGCTATTGATGACTTAGATGAATTTATTAATCAAGATTTAGGAGTACACACTCCAAGATATATAAAAGTAGTATGAACAGTTTTTACAATATAATAGATAAAATAAAAGAAGTAATTGTTGCAGAACCATTTAACAACGAAATAACTTTTGGTGATATAGCTGATATTGATTTAAAGAAGCAGAGCTTGTTTCCACTATCTCACGTGATGGTTAATAATAGTACAATAAATAACAATTATGTAACATTTAATATTACTATCTTCTTTATGGATTTAGTAGATATTAGCAATGAACAAGTAACAGATTTATATAGAGGTAATGACAATAGGCAAGATATATTAAACACTCAGTTAGCATTAGCAACAAGGGTTATTAGAGTTTTACAAAAGAGTGATTTATATAAAGATAAATTTGAATTAATTAATCCAGCTACTTGTGAACCGTTCACAGAAAGGTTTGATAATATGCTTGCTGGTTGGGCAGTTACTTTTGATGCTGGTACAAACGATGAAATGACTTACTGCTAATGAGTGAATTTAAAAAGGCATTAGAGAAATACGCTAAGTATGTTATTCAACAGTCAAGGAGCAACCTAACTAAAAAGAAAAACAACGCTTCTAAGCAATTATATAATAGTTTAGAGTATAGAATACAAGGAGATAAGATTTCGTTTCTTAGCGAGAAGTATGGCGAGTTTATAGATAAAGGTGTAAAAGGTTCTAAATCTACATATCCTGAAAGCTCAGCAAGTCCATTTAAATACACTACTAAACAACCACCAAGTTCTGTATTTGACAAGTGGAGTATTAGAAAAGGTATTGCACCAAGAGATAAACAAGGTAGGTTTGTTAGTAGGCAATCATTAAATTTTTTAATTGCAAGAAGTATTAAAAACAAAGGTATTAGAGCAACATTATTTTTTACTAAACCGTTTGAACGTGGTTTAGATTTATATGGAGATGAAATAGTTGCTGGTTATTTAGAAGATAAATTAGATTTACAATGAGTACAATTATTAGAACAAGAAGCCCATTTTTTATAAGAACACCACAAGAAGCAGATGCTAACCTTAGTTATTTTCAAATAAACATAACTGTATTTGGTGGTTTGAGTTCTTCAACTGAAATATGTGATGATTTATATGCAACTTACTCACTACAAAAGAAACCATTAGGAGCTGAAAATTCTGTTTCATTTGACATTAGCGAAATAGTTAATGACCATATAGAACAAATATTTACTGGTACTTATGCTGCTGCTAAAAGTTCTATTTGGGTAACTGTAGCAACATCAGCAAGACAATCAGATGGTACTGTAATTGGTTCTGTAACTACAAACACTTACTTAGCTCAAGAAGGATTCAATAAATTTAAAGAAGGTGTAAACTACACAACAGAACCTATTGCAATGCTAAGTAGTAATTACATTCAAAATCATAAAGGAAGCACAATTACAATACCAGTAAATGTAGAAAGGGTTACGCAAGTTGAATGGAGAAACGGTACAAGCGTAAGAGAGACAGATACTTTTACAGACAACGGCAACCAAAACCAAAAGATACAATTTGCTTTATTTACTGCTGGTACTTTTTTAGATAATGCTTTAATAACTTATGATAGTGGAAGCACTACTACAATAACTTTAGAACAAGTAGAAGAATGCAAGTATCCAGTTAACAAAATTACGTTTGTAAATAGATGGGGAGCTTTACAAGATTTATTCTTCTTTAAGAAATCAACAGAAAGTTTAGATGCAACAAGAGAAAATTTTAATGCAAGTATTTTTGAAGCAAGAGCTGTTCAATTAGACCCACCTGAAGAGCCTGGACAAGCTTGTCAAGAATCATTAACATTTAATACTTACTCAACTACAGCACACGCAAAGAAAACATTTAATGCTAATGCTACAGAATCAATTGTTTTAAATACTGGTTTTGTTAACGAATTAATGAATCCTTATTTTGAGGAGTTGATGGTTAGTGAATACATCTGGTTAACAGATTCAAGTGCTAACATATTCCCAGTTAATTTAAAAGAAAGCTCTTTTGCTAAAAAGACAGGTTTAAACGATAGGTTAATAAATTATACAATGTCTTTTGATAAATCATTCAGTTTAGTAAACAACATTAGATAGTGCAGAAAGTTATTCTATACATACAGCCACAGTTAAGAAACACAACAACTGCTCAAGACTTTGTTAGAGTTGATTTAATGGAAGAAGATTTAATTGAATTAACTCAGGTTATTCAGGATGCAAGAGATATAGAAAAAATATTTACAGACTATTCAAGGACTTTTAATTTACCAGCAAGTAAAACAAATAATAAGATTTTTAAGCATTGGTACAATCCAGATATAGATGGTTTTGATTCAAGTGTTTTTTGTAGTGCAAGAATAGAGCTAAATCATTTACATTTTAGATTTGGTAAAATACAATTAAATGAGGTTGCAATGAAGTTT